GGCTTGTCGTGGATCGGACTGTAGGCCGTGTTTTGGAAATCCGCCGGCACACGAACCGTCTTCATCTCCCCCTTTGAATTGATCTTCAAATCCGCCATTGCGCCATGTTCATTAACAATCCAAGATCCGATTATTCTCTTTGAAAACTTCTCGGCTTCAAACGGGGAACTGGAACGGAATTGCTCAACCGGAATCTGCATCCCATCGGTCAGTTGATACTTGTACACGATGTAATTATTTTGGTCTGTCTTTGCCGCCATCGGCTTTTGGCGCATTTCGGTGAACTCGCCTTCATGGCCGCAGTAAAGAGCTATCGCAAAAGCCATGACCAAATCATCATGTGCTCCCTCACCTTCCGCTCCATCCTCGGTGAAGTCTCTCAACTCGTCGATCAAATACCTGTCTCGAATGATTATCTGCTCGTCGAGCATCATCTTTGACATGTGGGCGATCAGAGCCCGCTTCGATTTGTAATCGGTCCAGAACCCAACAATGTCGGTCATGAAGTGCTTCAATCGGTCCATGCGCTTGAACCGATAAATGTTTTCGTATTCGTAGTCGCGCATCAGCCGCGTGTTGGTCGCCATGCCAAATGAATTGACCTCGACAGCCGCAAGAGCTTCGTTGTAGTACCAGCACAAAGCAAGAACGATGTCTGTAAAGTTGTACGGGTCAATGTACCCATGCCAACTTGCAACCTGCGCGTCAAGTTGATGTCCGTCGCCAATCTTTATTACCTGACAGGATGAATAATCCGCACCCTTTTGTCCGAGAGCCACATCAGCGGAAACCACATATCTGCAACCAGCAACCTTCTTCTCCCACATATGTAAGCGGTTTTCTGTTTCTGGATAGGGAGCCTTTTCACCTTCTTTCAATGCCTTCATGTAAAGATTCGGCATCCACTTTGTGAAGTCAAAACTGATCTCTCCAACCCACTTCGGTTCCACAGTCCGCTTGCTGTAGCGGTTTATGATGCCTCTCGGGATAGCAGAAATGATTGCGTTCTGGAAGCTGACTTCTGCGGTTACGGGATATTCCTGGTCGAAAACCATATCATCGCCGTCAGTCGCAATGAACTCCTCTTTCGTCTTCCGCATCCAGTTGATCGTTTCGTTCGAGATGGAGATTCCGTCCTTCTTCTTGACCTGCTCTACCATCTCCGTTTCTTCTGGAGTCAACGTAAAGACTTCGCCCTTCGGGATTGGAAGCGAGTAAGTCTTCGGTCTGCTGTAGAACGGAATAAATATTGGATGCCAGTCGATGGAGCCCGCTTCGGCCTTCCTCCAAAGATTATGCCAAGCATCGTTGCGGCCGTTGGCCGTCGAGCCCATCACGTAGAACCCGTCTGCTGCTACGAAGGTTCTCAACAGCGACTTCGACAACTGCGAAGAGTCTTTCCAGTGAGCCAACTCATCGAGCATCGCGCACCGAAAGCCCTTGCCTCTACCAACGCCTGAAGGTCTATTCGCATTGTCGGCATATACCCAGTTCTTCAACCCTGGGCGGCTTGTTCTCAGATTTTCATCAGGCTCGTCAAAGCAATAGACTTTCCCGTTCTCGTGTTTCATCACTCGTGGCTGCATCCACCACGGCAGGAATGAGAATGCAGACTCGTACATCTCCATGTTGTACTTGGCGCCGTCTTCGTCCTGAGAAACGAACACCGTATTGGTGTGCTTGTAGCGGATCACCGTCTTGTGAAGGAACTCCCCGACCATGTAGGTCGTGTATCCCATGCGGCGGGCCTTGTCGACGATAGCTCGTACACGTCCGTACTTCTTCTCAAGTTTTCTCAGTTCGTCGTGGAGAATTTCCTGACTGTCGAAGAATGGATATAGACCTTGAAAGCCTTTGTCTTCGGTTCGGATGGCGTAGTAGTTGGAAAGAAAATATCGTGTGTCGGTCAGACAGTGGTAGCACTCGCCATCGATCCATTCGTTATCGCCGCTTGACAGCGAGGCCCTGGCTTCATCGTCTCCAGCATCTCCGGCTCGGTACTTGGCGCGGTGCATGTCGAGGATTTCGATTATCTCGCCAAGATACTTATTTGCCCGGATGATCGACATGCGCTACCACCAATTCTCGAAAGCCCCGATCCTCGCCAAACGTTTCATTTCCGCTTGCCAATGTTTTCCATGACCGCGAGCACGTCTGTGCCTTATATCGACTTTCATGTGTGCCATTTCGTGAAGCAAAGTTATTCTTGTCTCATTAACACTCAGGTCGTCGGCAACCGCCAGAATATACGGGAACGGGTTTGTGCTATACCGACCCACCAAACATGCCCCTACTGTTTCATCCTTTCCGACAAATCTACATATCTCCTTCCGTGATAGGAACCTAATCAAGACATCTTCGACTGGGGGAATCGTGCTTCCGAAATAGTTTTTGCGGATTGCCCGATAATCCCGCATCAGGTCGATAATCCGCAACTCCTCAATAGTCGGAACCATCTCTCTGATTCGTTCGACTTCGGATTGAGGCAGCTTGAAACTACTCTTCTTCTTCATCGTCCTCTTCTTCATCATCGCTAGGCTTATCTTCGTCGCGGTCGAGGTAGCCGGGAACCGCTGCGGTTTCGGCTGGTAAAAGATTTTCCTCGGCCGCTCTCCGTCTCAGCCGGTCCATTCGCTCCTCGGTGGTCTCTGCGGCACTCAGGTTCGCAACCTGATTCGTTTGGCTTACATGGATTTCCGCCATCGGCTGCTTCGGCTGCTTGGCAACGATGATGTCCTTCACGATCCGGCTGGCCTCAAGGCGCGTGGTCTTGTCGTCCTGAGTGACCACTTTCTTCTTGCCGGTCTTGGTGTCGTTGATCTCGACCAACTCCGTAGCCTCCAATAACCCGACCATGCTGTTCTCGAAAGCTGGCATCACTCTATTGATTGACTCGTTAATGCGGAGGTCAACCATACCCGAAGCGTTCTGCTCGTTGTATGCCTGCATCTGGCGAACAGAGTCTTTTACCGTTGATACACTCACGCCTTCGGACTTTGCGATGGCGTTTAACCGCTCGGCATCAGTTCCAGTAAGAGCCTTAAACTTGACAAGCCGCATCATGTGACGCGGATCACGCATGTTGCGGGTAGAGAGTCCCTTGACGTAACTACTCTTCACTGGCCTTCTCCGCTTAGGTCTGCGAGTTCTTTAAGCCTTGCCTGGTCCGCTTCTCTTGTTGCGGCCTTCATACGTTCCTGAGCCTCGAAGTCGCCAGCCGCTTCCTGTCGCTCCTGCTCCATCAAGTCACTCTCTGTCGGAGTCAGGTCTACGTCGCGCACAGATTCAAGTGGTGCCTCTGGCTCGTCAGGTTTGACTGCGAACCGCCCCCAGTACGGCGCTGGCATCGTGGCCGGGGCCGTTGGCTGTTGCGGAATGATTGACTCTGGCTCATTTCCAAAATTTGGAGCCGCAGTCTGGGCAATCTGCTTGAGAATCTGAACATCCTCGCGGTAAGCCTTTGCAACTTCGGCAGCGTCCTTCAAGGTGCTTATCAGGTCGTTGACGATTCCGATAAACGTCCTCCACCCGGTAGCGATGCCGCGCATAATCGTCCACGCTCCAATGAGAGCAAGCAAGCCGCTAACAATGTAGAGCCAGATCAAGGTGCTCATTCCGTGATCCTCACTTCACTGCCATCCTCGCGCAGCGCAATCATCTCGCCCGACTGCATAACCGTGGAGTGGACTTTGTAGTTACATCCGGTCTTGGGGTTTTTGCAGACGTACTCGATGTGGTCTACTACTTCTTTCTTCCCCCTGCGGCCCATCACCACCTTCGGCTTCAAAACGGTTCCGCAATCATGACAAACGAGATTGGCCGCGACTAACGGCGAAAGGTCCGGTGTTGACATGTCCATTCTCCTCATTCCTTCTGATCTGCGCCCTGCGCATCGCTTTCCAGTTGTTAAATTTCTCCAGAGCATCTTTTTTTTTTCGCTCTGAAACGCGGTCAATAAAAAATGTTCCCGTTAGGTGATCGAGTTCGTGTTGGAGGATTCTTGCCACCGAGCCGCGAAATGTCAACTTTCTTCGCAAATGCGGATGCTGCCACGTAGAAGCCTCAACGTCGATAATCTCCAGTCTCGGCACCATACAGACATTTTCTCGCGGCGGCAAACTCAGGCATCCCTCTTGCCTCTCAATCTCTTTCCCGTAAAGCCTTAGTACCTCTGGATTCACCAACCCAACTACTGATCGGTCGTACTTCGTTATCAAAACAAATTGCTTAAAGCATCCAATCTGCGGAGCCGCCAACCCAACCCCATCAGCCCTCTCCATTACTTCAAGCATGTACTCAAACAGCGAAGGAATTTCATGCCATTCAGCCTCTTCAATCGGCTTAGAGAGCACATTATTCATATCCGGCCCATAAGTTAAGAGCCTGAAGTTCCGATGAAAGAACACGGTTATCCTCTCGGCACCGCGATATTTTTGGCTCTTTCCATCCGAGCCATTTCTGCCTTGTGGAGAATTTCCAACACCTTTGGAACTGGTTTGGTGCCGGCTAGATTGAGCCTCTGACTATCCCGCTCAACCCACTGCGGAAAGTACATTTGATGTACAGCGCACGGATGAAAGTCGTTGCACTCGCAGTTAAGGAAAGTGTCGAGTCGCTTCTTTGACTGTTTTTCCCAATCGCGACTGTCATCGTAATCGGGAGTCATCCAGTAATCTGCGATAAACGGAAGACCGTCAGACCTCAACCCAAGCGCCCGACCCATGATGATGATTTGCAGCGGCCCAGGCTGGCTCTGCGGGACTGGTCGCCATGCGATTGCGTACTTAACTTCCTCCCACGAAGATCGGTCGCCAGTGACCTGTATCTTTTCTTCGACTACCGGAATTGCGGCCGGTTCCGGCTTCTTACTGCCGCGCCTGTCAATCACTTCGAACTTAGAATTCGACAACGTATGCCTCCCCATCACTTGTCAGTGTTTCCCCCGGTTGCAGGCAGTATGCGAACACGATGCGGCAATCGCGGCTATTCTTCATTGGGATTGACTCCAGAAGAATCACGCAACTTCCCTCAATGTGAACGTATCCATTCTTGACTTCATGCCGCGTTCCGCTTTTGATTTTCAGGCTTGTCATTTCAGTTCACCTTCTTCTTGTTGGGGTCGATGGCGTCTTTGATGTTAGATACCATCATCTGATTCTCTCCGGTCCTAAATCCGTCTCTAGTTTGCCGGTCAAATGCGATGGCTGTTGTCATTTTAGCAACGTCAAGCAACCCCATCTGCATAGCGAAGTCCATGAAATTGCACTGTATCTCAACACCGTGCGGTGCGTGGACGATCACAAGCACAGGGCATCCCTCGCGCTCCTTCAAATGATTTGAGACCGCTTGGATAAATCCTTCGTGTGTGGTGGGTGGTTCCATTAGTTGACCGCCACCTTATGCTTAATCACGGTTTGTTCCGTGAGTTCCGTTCTGGTTATTTTTGGGTGACACGCACACGCATCGTGCAACTCGTGAATGCCAAAGTCCAAATGCTGCGGATCAGGCTCGGTTTTGAATGGGATGATATGCACCACATCGTCGTAGCGCGAAGTACAGGCGTCGAGGTCCGTATCCGGCGTGATGATTTCCATTCTCCCGGTGTCGATGTTTCGCACTACGACGAGCCAGCGCATTACTTCACCGCCGCCTTTCCGCCGAATGTTTTCTGCCCGTCGAAGAACCATGCAATCTTTTTCTCGACCGCCAAAACCGGAGGATCAGCCGGGCGCCGCTTGATCCGAATCTCAAGGTAGTACGTGTTCGGAATCTTGTCCGGGTTCGGGTTGTCGTTATGGTGGAAGTCCCACTCAAACACACCCTGGTCACACTCGTAGGTCGAAGAT